ATGATCTTATGAGTGCAACCAGATATGCATCGCAATCGTTGCAGTTTGCATCTCTGAATCGTCCAAAGAAAAGACCTAGGAAAGCAATTAGTGAATATGATCACTATGAACATCATGAAAGTGCATATGCGTGAAATAAGAATAGTCTTGCATAAATATAATTGTGGTTGTATTTATTAAGACAGTTAATATTAACAATTTAATATAAAAGGTGAATATGGGATTTAATTTAGGAAAATCATTACAAGGATTAAGTCGTGATCTTGGTAGGAGAACGAATGAGACATTTACCGAAGGAATTAACCGAATAACAACAGGAGATATTAGTGGGAGAAAAGGTGCATTAGGTAAATGGGACCCCGGCAAAGGTACATTAGGGAAATGGACGGGTGAAATATATGGTGGTACTTTAAAAGATATTATGGACCAGGCACAAGGTAAAGGTAGTGACTATAAAGAACCTGACGATGCTCCTCCTCCAACATTAAGTGCATCAGAAGTTGATCCGGATGCTGAACTTGGTGCATTACAGAATATACGGAAAAAGAAGCAAGGAAGATTAGCGGCAAATCTGTCTCCTGCATCGGGGGCATCTATATTAACATCAGGATAAGAGGATAATATGGCAAATGTAGTACCAAGACCGAGAAATACTTACTGGATGAAACCGCCTCAAGGTACGGAAATGGAAGATGGGACACAGTTGGGTGAAGCTGGCTATGTCGATCCACATGAAGAAACAATGGCAGAATGGGAAGATATAGATAAAGGGTCAACAGGCGGATTCCGAGCAGATGGAACTGCAATATTACATTCTGATTCATCTTCAGCAGGAGGTGGTTATGGGAAGAAGCGTAAAGGTGAGCAATCTCGTGGCCAGATGAATCTTACTGGTTCACAAGGAAGTAGTATATTAACATCTTAATTAGGAAATAACATGGCACACAATAGACAACATAATACAGGCAGGGTTATGTCTGAGGATATGTGGAATGAAAAATATGATAGACCTTACATGACAGATGAAGAAGGAAATGAGATAATCGGACCAAACGTTAAGGGACAGGGAGGACTTAGTGAAGAAGAATTCAGTGTATTGAGAGGTGAGCTAGGTGGGAGCGGTGAAGCAAGAGGAGGGACTGTCGGAGGTGGATACGGCAAAAAAAGAAGAGGTGAAGAATCCCGGGGGCAGATGAACCTTACTGGTTCTAGAGGTAGTAGTATCTTAACATCATAATCCTAAATGGCAGAGCAAAATACAGATTTAGGTGCTGTTATTGACAGACACCATGAAAAGTTAAAGAATAATCGCAGGATATGGGAGCGTGAGTGGCAGGAAATGGCGGAATATGTCTTGCCTCACCGTGCTGATTTTACTACAACTCATTCTAAAGGTGATAATAGAATGGGTATGGCGTTTGAAGGAACGGCAATGCGACTATTGAAACGCTTTGCATCAAACATCCATAATGTATTTACGCCAATGGGTGCAGAATGGTTTAAGTTGACTACAGGGCTTAGTCAAGTTGATAAAAACCGTAATGTTGCCCTATGGTTGGAAGAAGCATCTAAAATATTAAAACATCATATATCACGACCATCATCAAACTTCCAAAGTGCAGTTTTTCAGTATTACTTGGAAGCAGGGACTTTTGGGACTGGTATTGTTTTTGTTGAGGACTTACCGGGATTTGGTCCTCGTTTTCGCAATTTTCCTCTTTCGGATTGTATATTGGGTAGCGGAAGTGAGATGGAAATTGACACAATATATCGTAACTATAAACAAACGGCAAAAGACCTAGTTTCAAGGTTTGATCCAGAAACCCTGCCTGAACAGATTGTAGAAAAAGGGTTTGGTTCAAAAATGCTGGATGAATATGATGTCGTTCATGCAGTATTTCCTTCATGGACAATACAGAACTTCCTGCCAGAAGGATTTTTAAAACCCTTTGTATCTATTCATTACTTGAAAGATAGAAAACAGATATTACAATTCGGTGGATATGAAGAAATGCCTTATATCTGTGCAAGATGGGAAAGATCGGACAGGGAAATTTATGGAAGAGGTCCAACATGGGAGATAATGCCGGATATACGGCTTATCAATGAAGTTGACAGAACATATTTAAAGGCAGTTCAGAAAGCGGTGTCTCCGCCTCTATTCGTACCGGATTCTGGACTCTTAGACCCCCTAGATACTACACCGGATGCAATAAATTACTATTCAATCGGGCTAGGGGGCAAAGATATGATCTTTGAAGTGCCAACTAATGCAAGACCTGATTATGCAGAGAAATTAAACGCAAAAAGTACAGCCGCAATCAGGGAAGGCTACTTCTTGGATTTATTGGAATTACCAGGTCCAATTGCACCGGATGGTGATGTAATGCGCTTCTCTGCAACTGAAGTATCAGTAAGAATGAGACAGAGAATGCCAATATTGGGGCCAATTCTAGCCAGACAAGAAGCAGAATTTCTTGATCCATTGATAAGAAGGACAATTAATGTATTAATGAGATCATTCCGACTACCTGAAATGCCAGCTGAAATGGAGAATGATTTTAAAATAGAATATATAAATCCAGTTTCTATTGCAATGCGTTCAGGTGAGATAAGTTCTATGAATCAGTTATTTGAAATGATTATGCCGCTTGCTCAGATTGATCAGACTATACCAATGTATTTTAATACTCAGAAAATACTCTCAAATACTGCGGAAGTCCTGCAAATACCTACTTCTAATCTTAGAACAAAAGAAGAAGTTGATCAGCTGATTGCAGAACAGCAAAGACAGCAACAGCAACAGGAACAATTACAACAGGCTCAAGTTGCTGGTGATTTGAATGAAAAACTTGCAAAGGCAGAAGCACTTAGAGCAGAAGCCGCATGATTTCACGCTGGTTACAGGAAAAAGGTAAGCGTAAGAGTTTTAAGGAGGTCTTTAGTGGAGAAGATGGGCAGGATGTTATTGCAATGCTTGCAAATGCACATTATGTCTTTCGTACTTCACATGCTAATGACCCCTATACATCTGCATGGCAGGAAGGTCAAAGAACTGTAGTAATGGAGATTATCAATCTCGTTGGTGCAGATTTGGAAGCCATAAGGAAAAGAATTGACATGCAGGAACAAGCTCGTGTAGAAAGACGAGCATAACCCTAACAATAAATAGATATGGCAGAAGAAATGGCTCCTGTAGAAGATTCAGGACAAGCTGAAATAGATTCTACTATTCAATTTAACGCATCCACTATGCCGGAAGGCTTAAGGGATGAACCTAGTCTCCAAACATTTGACTCTGTAGACAAACTTGCTAAGTCCTACGTTAATGCAGTCAAAATGATAGGAGGAAACCCAGACAATCTCATCTCCCTTCCGCAAGAAGGGGAAAGTTGGGATAGTTTTTATAATCAACTTGGAAGACCTGAACAAGCAAATGGTTATGATTTTGGTGAGGATGTAGATGGTGTACTGGATGATTTTAAATCATTTGCACATCAGAATAATCTTACTCAGAATCAAGCCGATAACTTGTTAGAACTTTTTGGAGATATACAAGAGGAAGATGCCAAAAATGAGGAACAAGCTATGGAGGATTTAAAAGTCGAGACTACTATTGGACTCCAACGAGATTGGGGAAAGAATTACGATGGTAATCTGGATTATGCCCGAAGAGCTTATGCCCAGTTTGGTACTGCTGAATTGACTGAAGTATTAGATGGTTCTGGTTTTGGTAATCATCCTGAAATGATCAAAGCCTTTTCAAAAGTCGGTCAGTTACTAGGAGAAGAAGCACTTGCAGTAGGCACAGGATTAGGTCGAAATCAAATGTCTCCGCAATCTGCGCAGGAAGAGATTCAGGCTCTTTATCGTGATAAGGACTTCTCTAAATCATACAGAGACAATAAAGACCCAAGTCACAAGACTGCAATGAGTAAAATGGATAGGCTATTTAAAACAGCATATCCAAGTCAAAGACGAGTAAGATAACATCACACCTCCATGGTGGAGGTAATACCGAATTAACGATAATAGGCAGACAAGCAATTGCCCTGCCGAAAAGTCTGTTGTGATCCTTTATGGACAATCACTAGGTTCTGTGATTATTACTTATACACATATCGTGTATGAGATTTCTATAAAAGGTACAATATGGCTAATTTTTATGACATTGAAACCTCGTATATACATCGCTATTCTGCTGATGTATTACATGCGCTTCAACAAAAAACAACACGGTTACGGAATTTTGTAACCAATAAGCCAGACTGTCAAGGTGTTGCCGAGTTCATTGATAAGATCGGAACTAACGAAGCACTAGACAAAGTTGCACGTTTTGCAGATTCGCCAGTACAGGCAATATCCCATCAACGTAGGAGAGTATCAGCACAACCTAAAAATGCTGGATTCTTCGTAGAGGGCTTTGATACACGACGTATGAACTACGATGTGTTTCAACCTTATGCGGAAGCTACGTCAATGGCTATGGCTCGTAAGATGGATTCTGTAATCGTTGAGGCCGCCTTTGGTTCTGCTTATGAATCAGATGGTGGTGTAATGGACGGTGCAACCGAAATAGTCTGGAATGACACTAATTTCCCAAATCAGTTTATTGCTAAGACTTTCTTTTTTGGATCGTCTGCAAATGCTGAAACTTCTGGTATAATAAGTTCAACTGCTTCTACTGGATATACTTTATCAATAGATAAATTATTGAAAGCTAGAAGGATTCTTTCTGAGAACGAAGCAGATCAATATGATGAAGGTGGTAATCCACTATATTTCATTGTTTGTTCTGCGGCTCAGATTGAAGCATTGTTGCATTCAACCAGAGTACAAAGTTCGGATTATAATAACATCCGGGCACTCGTAGAAGGTCAAACCAACTATTTTGCAGGGTTCCAGTTCATACGCTATGAAAATATGCCTGTGGCTGGTACTGGTGCATTACAAGTTGAAAAAGTCTTGGCTTTTCACCCTCAAGGGTTAGTATTTTGTTCTTGGGAAGAACCTGTAACAGAGATCGAAAGACGTTCTGACAAGTCTTTTGTTCCATATGCATATTTTGAAATGGATATTGGAGCAACTAGGGTTTGGGAAGAAATGGTCATTGAAATCGAATGTTACAAAACTTAACCCCAAACTATGAAAGGACAATATGGCTAATTTATATGCAGTAGATTACACTAAACGATTCATAACTGTTCCTGCTAAGTTGACTGATGTCGCGGCGCAGGGCGGTAGAATGCGGGTATTGTATGATACATAGTAGACGATGTTGTTTACTTCGGAAGATTACCCGGAGGATCAAAAGTCTGGGAAGTCGCAGTTCACCTTACTGCAACATTAGGTTCAGGTGCAACTGTTGATGTTGGATGGCAAGCTGTGTCGGCAACGGCTACAGCAGCTAATACTGATCTCGACGGATGGCATAATGGTGTAGATGGTACAGCAGCAGTATCTTATTGGAAAATGGGTGGTGCTTCAACAGCATCAGCTAATAAAGGTATTGTAATTGCTCCTACAGCTATTCCTGATGAAGCTAATGTAGTTGCAACATTGTTGGGTTCAGACCCAGCCGCAGCAGTTGTAATTGGTTGTTTAGTCTACTATTCATTAGACTGACAATAATTAATAATCGGGGGTTGGGAAACTGGCCCCCATTTCTAACAGTTTATTATGGATAAAACTGGTATAGCTAATCTTGCCTTGAGTAATCTAGGTGAGGCTAGGATACAATCTCTTACAGAAAATAGTGCAAGAGCAAGAGCATGTTCTGCAAGAATAGAAGGATGTATTGAAACTGTTCTGCGTATGAATGTATGGAATAGTGCATTAGAACGTCAACTACTTACTCGTATAGATACTCCATTATTTGGCTGGAATTATACTTATCAACTTCCTGCTGACTGTATAAAGGTTGTTGAAGTTGAACCTGTTTCTAAATTTCAGGTTGAAAAAAAGAATATATTATCAAATGAAACTACATTATATTTACTATATGTAGCAACTCCAATAGATACTAATAACTTGGATTCATTGTTGGCTGAAGCAATAGCAATGAAACTTGCTGTTGAAACTGCTGAAACTCTTACAAGTAAAGATGGATTAAAATCAGAAATGGCACAAAAATACTTTATGGCTATCCAAGAAGCAAGATCAGCAAACTCAAGAGATAAAACACCAGAACATAGAGAACGATCATCTTATCTTGATGCTAAAAAAGGAAGATATTCTGTTACACATAGAACTTTTAATACTCCTACTGTTGGATACGAAGTTGATATGCAAGCATGGAAAACTAAATGAAATATGAGTTTCTTCAACCTAAATTTACAGAAGGTGTATTAGCAAGAAGTCTCCAAGGTCGCTCTAGTGAGGAGTTTTATCATTATGGATACAAAAGCTCCAAGAATATGATTCCTATTCTCTCAGGGCCAGTTATTAAACGCCCAGGGACTAATTACATAGGAGATGCTAAAGATGCTTCTGCTGTATTCATACCTTTCTTCAAGGATAAGGATAACACCTATATTATAGAATTAGGTTCAACATCACCTTCCTCTGGTGGTTATTTAAGAGTCTGGTCACAGAATCAACTCTTAACTGACAATACAGCAGTCTCAAGTCCACCCACATATGAGGCTGATTTTAGCGTAACAGCATTCCCTTGGACTGAAGCAGAACTTTCTACGCTGAAAACTACACAAAGTGGTGACATTATCTTTGTGTGCTGTCCTACTAAACCTCCCCAAAAAATATTCCGTCTTTTATCTTCTGCTACAACAAGTGCTGTTGCTGATGATAATAGTGTATGGGCAATTACAGAATTTGTTACTACAGATGGACCATATACCGAAATTAATATATGGAGCGAACCTGTAAAGACTCCACATGAAAGATTTACATTAAAATTAGTAACAGAACCAACTGTAACAGTAGAAATAGGTGGAGTTGAATTCAATACTATTGATAATACATTGGTACTTGCAAATCATGGACTGCAAGTTGGTCAAAAAATTCAGCTATTTGGTTCTGATGGTACAGGTTGGGGGAATATAAGACAGAATATATCTGGTAAAACTTCTAATGATGGTAAAGCACAAAGTAAGATGGATAATGGTATTAGTGTTGCCATTGCTTCTAAGGCTTTAACTTCTCCATACGTCACAACCAATGTTTTGCAATGTACTGCACATGGATTATATCCAAATAATAAAATACGTTTTACAACTACAAGTGATCCAGTAGATTTACCATTAGGTTTAGCCCTTGCTACAGATTATTATGTATCTGTAACGGATTATACTGCTAATACTTTTAGAGTAAAATTAACCACAGATGGTGCAGATGTAACTATAAGTGATGCAGGTACAGTCACCACATCTTTTGTAGGGGCTTTAGGAGATGATACATTTGATCTTGAATGCTTTGTTATTGCCACTACATCAACTACAGTCCAATTCTCTGATACAGATGGTGGGAAAATACGAGAATTTGAACTTGTACAAACTGATGAAGATGATCCTGCTACAACTGCATCAAATGCAGAAATTAAACTAAAAAAATATGTTTATTCCGCTAGTGCAACACCAATAAGTCTTACTCTTTATAATAATAAAACAGATACTGATACTACAGAAACAAATGATTATTTTCATAGAGTAAACGATGTTGGTCGTCTTATAAGGATTAATCCATTATTAAAAGGCGGTAACAATATAGGTGGTATTAAATGGGCATGGGGTATAATAAAATCTGTACTTAATCAAAGCGTAAATGATCGAACTGATATTACTGTTGAATTTAAAACTGAAATGGCAAATACAAGAGATACTTATGGAACCTCAGAATTCAGGTTGGGTGCATTCAGTTTAGGTGAAGGATTTCCTCATGTAGCACAAATATATCAACAACGTATGGTAATGGCAGCAACTTCTGTGCAACCATCTACAATCTGGTTATCGGAAACTGCAAACTTCTATTCATTTGCTCCTACTGTAATAGCAGAACAAGGTAGTCCAAATTCAGTTACAGAAGGAGTTTCAACAGAAATTGTAATAGATTCAAATGCTCTTACCTTTACTTTGGATTCAGATACATTGGATGAAATAAAATGGCTTGGAGAATCTAAGAAACTTTCAATGGGTACTTCTGCTGGAATATATATGTTATATGGATCAGAAACAAATCTTAGTATTACACCATTTCGTTTTACAATTAACAGGGAAACATCATTCTCTGCAACTGATACTCCACCAGTTATTATTTCTAATGCATTATTATATACTCAGATTGGAGGTAAGGATGTTCAATCTCTTGAATTACAAGGAGATATAGTTAGCCAATGGGTTTCTAGTAAAATATCCCTTAAAGGATATGATATAATTAAAGATTCTACAATTGAGAAGATGGTTTGGCAGGAAAGACCATATGCTATTATCTGGTTTATGATGGCTAATGGTAAATTACTGACTCTCAGTTATGATCGTAGTTTAGCATTTAAGGCATGGTCTGAACATTTAATTGCAGGAAAGATATATCGTAAAGTTACTGCAACAATACAATCAACTGCTCATATACTCGCTGTGGCAAGCGATAGTTCAGCCGATGAAGTAGCAGATTCAGGAAACAAATTATTATTTACTGATAATGATCATGGATTAGTTAATACTGATATTGTACAGATAACAACAACTGACACAGTACCTACAGGATTAAGCCTTAGTACAAATTATTATGTAGTAAATAAAACAGACAATACATTTAAACTTGCTTTAACTTCAGGTGGAGCAGATATATTATGGATAGATGATGGTGCGGGAGACCATTCGTGGCATAAACCTACTAGGTACACAGTTGCAGGAGATCAAACAAGTATGTTTGTGACAGATAAATATATTACTGCATCAAACTATGAAGATTCAAACTGGAATGTCAGTCAGGAAATAATAAATGTATTATCTACTGGAGGCAATACAGAAATAACAACTCGTCTGGATTCATCAGCATTTAATGGTATAACTGCAACAAATCCTATAATTGAAGCAGATGGAAGTTCACATGCACAAGTAACTGATATTGACATGATCCCAACTGCTAGTCATGACCAGATATGGTTTAAAATTAAACGTACCATAAATGGAACTGATGTATATCATGTTGAAACATTATCAAGATTTCCTACAGAAGGTGCATTGGATCGTAACGATTATGTATTCTCTGATAGTTCAGTTACAGGTGCAGTTACTTCTAATAAAATTGTTAGTGGACTAAAACATCTTAGAAATGAAGAAGTTCAGGTTTATTATGAAGGAATGCAACATTCTAATTTAACTGTTACAAATACAGGTGCATCAGATGAAACAGTTACTTTAAGTCATACTCAGGGTAATGAACATGTAACAGGACTTGCTTATGATGCTGAACTGGAAACATTAGAACCTTCTGCACCTGAAAATCAGTTTTCCTATACTAAAAGATTAATTAAAGTTGCTATATTGATTGAAGAATCACTAGGTATCCAAATAGAATATAATGATTTATCTGAAGAATTGCTTTTTAGAACAACTCAAGATGCAATGGGTAGGCAAATACCACTATTCTCTGGATTAAGAAAACTGTCATTATCAGGAATAGGTTGGGAAACACATAATATAAAGATTGTTTCTAATGGTCCATTTCCAATGCAGCTAAATGCTGTTATTATTGAAGCAGAAACAGGAGGATCATGAGTGCTTTAGCTTTTGCTGCCTTTTCATTTGCAGCAGGAACATATGAAAAATATTTACGTAGGGAAGGTAGACTAGAAGGTGCTGATGAACGTCGCAGGGCTGCTAAAGGTTCTCTTTTAACTGCATCTTATAATATCAGGAAAAGAAAAGAAGAAGGACGCCAGACACAGTTTCAGGTATTAGAAACAGGTGGTAACTTAATAAAACAAATTGCAATTAAAGGTTTACAAGCAGAAGGTAAGGCAGCAGTAGCAGGAGCCGCGGCTGGAGTAGTAATAGATTCTGGTACTCCAAGAGCTGCATTATCAAATATAGTACAAGAAACAATATCTGCACAGACAGATGCTATAATTGCTACTAGAAATAGAATTAAAGCAATAGAAAGACAGACTACTAATATAAATACTTCGGAATGGAGAAATGCAAAACTTAATCAGAAACAACAAAATAGAATTGCTGATAGAGAAACAAAAGCTGCAGATAGAGAATGGATTGCTGGAATGTTCAATACAGGAGTGCGAACATTTGGAATATATAAAACTGCAAGTAGGTGGGAAAGATAATGGCAGAATTAACTAAACCACAATATCAGAGCAGCAGAGCAAGTGTATATAATGTCACTCCTGCACAGGAAAAATATCGTGGACCTGATGAAAATGCGGGACAGGTAAATTTATCTAATGCAAAAATATTTGAAGAAATACTTAATGGAATTGAAGTCTTTTCAGAAATATATGCAAAATCAGAAGAAACTGCTACTAGATTAAAAGCTAAAGGATTAATTATAGATAAATTTAAACATACTGAGGATCAAAAAATACTTCTTAAACAACATCTACGCTTTACTGATCCTGAGGAAATAGGTTTAGCAACTACAGTTTATAAGTTGCGACAAACTGATCCAGAAGGTCGCACAAGTTTTAATATAGGAAAAAATCTGGATATAAATATATCACCTATGCCATTGCCTGATGATGTATCAGATAAAGTATTAGAAATAATAGAAGAACCATTTGTTAGAATGGATACAGATTTATTACGTACAATTGTTTCAGAAGTAAACGGAGCTCAAACAGCACAGGATTTAAACTATCTTACTCGAGAACAAAGAAATTTTAGATCAAAAATTAGAAAAGGATTTGCATCTTCAAAATATGAATCTCATACCGGATTACAATTTGCAAAAGTTCATTTAGAAGAAATGATTGCTGGTATTATGGAACGATCTGAACAAGGTGGAACTTTAGATGCTTATGAAATTGAAACAGAAATAGATAAGTCAGTACAGGCAATGCTTCAAGAATGGTATAACCATGATGTATTTAATCCTAAAATAAGGAAAGATACTGTAATTGCCAATGCCGAAGATGAAGTATATAAATATGAGATTGGAAAGAAAACTTTTATCTTATCACCTAATTATTATCAAACAGATATTACTGGCAGGAATAATAAAAATGAACAAACACTCCTACAGAAAAGAGATCAGCAAGAATTACAAGATGCGGAAGATAGATTTGAAACATATAAACATATGTGGAGTGGTAAAAAGTTTAAAGGTGAAATTGCTGCACTAAAAGATTTAATGGATATTCCAAATATGAAAGCTGGTACTGCATTACGATGGGTAAGAGAGGAATTAGCTTTAAAGGAAAATAGAGAAGTATCTAACTTAGAGCAAGAAATTATAAATGATCATGTGTGGAGTGGTAAAACTTTATTATATAAATTAACAAAACCAGTAATAAAAGATCGTAAATTTGTATTAGATGATAATGGTAACAAAAAACTTAAACCAAAGACAGGTAGTGACTTAGAAGATGCACTCAAACGCATATACCCCAATTATGGCCCTAAAGAGATTAGTAAAATAAAAGAAGGATTAATATCACAACTCATTACAACTTCTCTTGTACAAGATCGTCAGGCTCAGAAAGTTCAACTTAATACTAATCAAAGTGCATATATAAAAACATTAGCAATTCTGGCACAAGGACCAAAATCATCTGCAGGAATCCTAAAAAGATTTACATCTTCAAATGAGAATGGAGAACCAGAAATTGATGGTGTAAAAGTAGGGACTGATCGAGAATTAATTATTGCATTTGGTGAAGGAAATAAACCTGAGAAAATAAATGCAGTTGCCGCTGTTGTTTCAAAAGCTATTACTGTTCATAAAGCACACCTGAAGTCAATGTCAGGGAAAGATGTCTCACCCGGACAACACACAGAAAATTTATTATCTATTACTCATGAATATGTTCGTAATGCTCAATCGGCACTTGAAGATGGATTTAGAAACCCAAGAGGAGCAGGGGAATTAATAGCTTCCGGAGAAGAGGAAGGGCCCGAATTTTGGGAAAGATACAGACGAGTTGTAGGAAATAGAACATCAGATCAATTATTAGATGAACATGAACATGAAGATAAATTAGATGGAATAATAAGTATTGGACAAAATATTGTTAATCGTAATCTTCAGGAATTAACAAATGACATAAAATTTTTAGATGATAAGTATCCAAGTAACTCTTTGACAGACCCTCTCAAATCCATAATCGTAAAAGCAATAGAAGTTCGCAGAGCAAATTTAATTAAAAATCCTGCAACTCTTGCATTTGAAGAAACAGGACAGGACATTGACGTAGCACTAAGAGAGAATAAAAAAATAAATGTCCAAGCACTATATGATTGGCAAGAAAAATATGGTGTTAAAGACAGAGGTAGATTGTTACCAGAAAAAGTTCTTGCACAAGTAGGTTACTTTACTGAACAAGGGGAGTCATTAGCGGATAGATTAAGTCTTTATAGAAAAATTTATACTATGGCAGAATTATTTGGTGATAAAAAAACTCAAGATTTAGCCAAAATGCAATTTAGACAAGCTATTAAAGGTTCGGGAATTACAGGAAATAAGAGTGGTACACCAGCACTAGCATTCCTTACAGATATATGGGAAGGCTTAAAACCCATATATAAAGAAGAATTATTTCAAATAGCAACAACTAAATTTAGTGCAACCGATGCACCCGAATCTATCGATAAGGAAAAGTTTGCAGAAATTAAAAAGGTTCTTAATATACGACATCAATTATTTGGTATGAAATCTACTTTGCAGTCACATGCTCAAGTAGATGATCTCTCTGTGTTAGAAGAAAAAATGATACGAGCAAGGGCAGATAATACTGATTATATAGGTATGGATGCAGAACAAATTGCGGATTCCATACATAAAGAACTATTTCCAGATAATTATGTATTGAAGACAGGTCAGGTATTTAATGTAGTTGTTAGTATAAAGGCTTTTAAAGCTAATGGTCTTGATCCAAAGGAACATGCACCAGATGGTCAAGACTTTATATTAAGTCAAATGGATAAAAATGGTGCAACATGGACATTAATGCCTACAGATGAAAATATTACTGGAGATGTATTAATAGAAAAATATAGAAATAGTTTATTATCAGACTTACCCCCCGGTGTAATAAGGTGGGAAGATAGCGAAGGTAGAATATGGGAAAGAATTGGTGATGAAACACCAAGAGAAGTATATGCAGACCTTTTTACTAAACTTAGAGATAAACAAACTAGACAAATAACTGAAGATATAATTAAAGCAAATTCTGATAATCTTAGGAAAGGATTAATAAGTGTTGGTGATGGATATGAAATAGGAGTTTATCTTGTTCCTGATGATGGAAATACTAACCGATCAAAATTAATTGGTAAGTTTTTTGAAACTAAGAATGGTAAAAATGTACCTAAATTTATAAGTCAACAAGAATTCGTAGGTGCATCTGCATCACCATTCATAACAAAATTCTTGATGAATCCAAAATTCTTAACTCCTAGACTTCATGAATATGTAAGAGAATTAAGAACAGAAGGTACCAGAAAAGCAAATCAAGGTACACTTCAAGATAAAGTAAGTGAAATTCCTTTTTTCAGATTCTTCGATAATTTAGGTAAATTAGAATTAGACCATGCTATAGAGCCTTTACATTCTGCAATGGAGGAAAAAGCTAAAGAGCTAAATGTCAAAACATTGTCTTATAGACAAGCTAGAGATGTATTAGAAGAATTTAACAGTCAACAAGATTTTTGGTTTAAAAACGATTACATACCTGATTTTATGCAAAAAGGGTTGCATTTTTTCTCAAACAAATTAATGATTCCTTAAATATGTTACGACCAGATTATTATCATGATATGAGTGGAGGTTTATATCAAGATATAATGGTGCGACAAGCATTTCAACAGAATATACCGTCATTAGGGCGAATATTTAAAGAGTCTGTTAATTTTGCATTTAATGATAATACATTTATTCATGGAGCTGATTATTTAGAAACAATAGATGAATCTAATGCACAAAATCCTTTAACAGAAGAGGAATATAATCAATCACCATATGCAAGGAAAGAACTAGGATGGCATGAGGGTATTACAAAAATACAAGCCAAAGTTTTATCAGAAAGACATGATAGAGAAATGTTTTATGGTCGATATACACAAAATGTAGGTGCATTTAATCCTGTAAGAATAGCTGGTTTAATCATTGGTGGTATCCCTGATCCGATAAACTATATTCCATATGTAGGAATACTTAGTAAAGTATCTAGAACTGCAAGACTATTACATAAAATGCCAGTATTAGCAATGGCAGCTAATTCAATGCTTAGTCAAACTGCATTTGAAACAGCTAAATATACTGCAATTGCACAAATGGGAGGAGACATAAATTATAGAGCAGCTATAATGGATGTTGCGATTGCTGGTCTTATTGGTAGTGGTGCTGGATTATTATTTGGAGGTGTTGGTTCTAAAAGCGGATTACAAAAAAGAATAGGTCAATCTGAGTTTAATAATGATTTAGTTGTTGCAGGAGTATTTAATGGGGATCGTATTCCTGTAAGTAACAGGGGACAAGCTCTCATAACAAGTATAGATGATCCAATAAATACTCTAACTTCTCCAACTATAAAACCTGAACCTCCTATAATACGAAAAGAAGAGATTATTTATCATGAACAAATTATTAATAACAAAATTGATGAAACAATAAAAGTTGAACCTACAAATAAAGTAAATATTGTTAAACAAACTGTTGAAGCAATTTCAAATGTGATAAGAAAAGCTAAATCTTGTACTTTAGGATTATTTGGATGAGTAGTAGATGTCGTAAAATATTAACTGATTTCGGATTCAGAGATGGAGATGCTGATTCTATTATTGATAGTCTGGCAGATATTGAATCTATCAAGCAATATGCTAAAGAAGTACATGGTAAGGTTAATGCCAATGAAAGAATTAGGACTTCAAGAAATATATCTGAAAAAAGAACTAGAGAAACATTGGACTCTTTAAATGAGTCATTGACTAATAATATGAAACCTTTCAAATCAATATGGAACTTATTAGTTGGCAAAAGTGGATTATGGATCAATGCTACAGCAAGATCAGAAGCAAGGAATGCTAGGGTATTAAAAGAAATGAACCTATTAAACAGGGGAATGGTTGAATTGTTAAATGATGATGCATTCGTAAGAGATTTACTGAAAGAAATGTATCCTTATACCGGGATAGCAAAAACTAAGAATAAAGATGCCTTCAAACTTGCTAAAATACTTATAGAAGAGAAGAAAATGCAGGTTACAGAAGGAAATGCATTTGGTGCTGCTATATTCTGGCGTGATGATCATATAACTGCAACATGGCATGATCCTGTACGAATGTTAGGAAAAGGTACACCTCAAGACCGACAGACATGGATTTCAGATACTCTAGCAATGTTGGATCATGAAAAAACACTAGCAAATATATCTACTAAGAAATTAGATGATAAAGCCTTAAACGATGTACTAGGTGAAATATTTGATAATATTACTCAACAACGCAAAGAGTATGTAAAATCTGCTCCAACATCCAAAATAGGAAAGATGTTAGGAGAAACATTTGAAAGGAAAACTCCATTAAAAGATTATTTGGAAGCACAAAGAATACTTGTATTTAAGGATGTTGATTCAATTATCCAATACAATGATAAATATGGATATTACAATATAGGTAAGTCAATATTTGCTAACATGGATCAAATGGATAATCATTTAGCAATAGGAGAAATACTAGGTTATGGGTTTTCAAAACAAGTAAAAGGAATTGATGTAAAAACAGGTAAAACTAAAATGACTACCCAAAATGTATTGCCTGAAAGAGAAATAGATTTAATGATAGATGAATTATATCAACAGACAAAATTAACTAACTTTGAAAAATGGCGTTTAAAATCAGCACTCTACCAGATTACAGGGGAATCATTTATAGTAGGTAATCCCTCATTAGCAAAATTCACAGTAGGTTGGCAAGCATTTCAGGTAGTTACTAAACTAGGTAAACAGATGATTAGTTCATTTGGCGATCTCTGGTCTGGTGCAATCAACTTGCATTATCAGGGTATAAAACCCGGAACTGCATACTTAGGTTTAGTAAACCATTTATACAGGAATGCTTTCTTAAAAATACCTAAAAAAGAAAAAGTAGAAATATTAAGAATGTTAGGTGTAGGTTTTGATGGAGTATTTGGTTCATCAGCAAGATCAGTAATGTCAACTCCTATTGCTGGATGGTTAGCCAAACATCAAGATATATTTTTAACATGGAATGGTTCACATGGATGGACAAACTGGATGAGAGAAGGTTTTTCTATGATGTCTTCCAATCATTTTGCAAATCAAATAATGTCTAAAAACTTTGCTAATTTAGAACCAAGATTTGCTAAATTAATGAAAGAATATGGTATTTCAGAAAAAGATTGGCTTAAATTAAAAGAAATTGGTACATTTAATGAAAAAGACTTTAGAATTGATGGAGACAGTAAAGTTAATTATATCTCAGGAGATTGGATACGAACTAAAAAAGGTCCTGAATCCATAGCACGAAAACTGGATAAATATTTTATACTTGAAGCAAAATATGGTGTGCCGGAAGCAACAGGTGCAGAACGTGCAATGATGTACGGTAGTTTCAATAGAGGAACAATACCAGATGCGGCAACACACTTGTTTTGGGAATTCAGAACCCATACAATGAGTATAGTAATGAATACTTATCCTCGTATGGTTGAAATAGGTATGCCAAGTGTACTCCATTTACTTCCTGCTGTTGGTCTAGGATATGCTTCAATTGCTGCTAAAAACATGCTTAAAGGCAAAGAACCACCAGCATACGATGATCCAGCCGTATTAACTGATGCATTAGTCCAGAGTGGCTTTGCAGGAATGTTTGGAGATTTCCTTGCAGGAGAGTACGGAAGGTACTATCATAAATGGGATGAAGCCACACTAGGAGCAGCATATGCAACATTTAAAGACTACGGTGAACTATTCACAGGATTGGCAACTGGAAACAAAGATGCAAGTGATGTGTGGAAAAACTTGCGTTATAATCTTCCATACGCTAATTTGTTTTATATGGAAGGTGCTTTAAATTATGGAGTTCATTACGGAGTTATGGAAACATTCAGTCCCGGCTACTTAAATACATTAGAATCAAGAGCAAGAGCAAATGACGAAGCATTTATGATAGAACCATCTAACATATGGGGTTATGGAGGGCCATTCAGATGATTACAACTGAATTAAATAGACTAGAATATACAGGAAATGCTGATCCTGTAGTATTTAGGGATGGAGTAGACATACCTATACGAGATATTACTCATATAAAGGTATATGTAACAACTACAGGAGTTTTTACTGTAGATACTGATAATGATGAGCTTGATGATGATACTCATGGTCATTCACTCAATCAGCAAATTACTTTATCTTCGGCAACCACTATGCCGACAGGCTTACTATCCAGTACAATATATTATGTTGTTAATCCAACTCTTGAATCAAGTAACAGTTTCCAAGTTGCTCTTAGTTCAAGTGGTACTCCTGTAACTATATCTAGTGTAGGATCAGGTACTCTTACATGGACAAAAACTCTCCTTAAAGCAATTACAACTGATTATACTGTGGCTCTTGTTGGTACAACTGCGACAGTAACATGGGCAAGTGGTAAAGTTCCTGCTTCAACAGATAAAGTATTATTTTTAAGAGATGTTACTTTTGCACAAAATACTGATCTACAAAATAATTCCCAATTTGAAGCTGAATCCGTAGAAACTCAACTAGATTTGATGGTTAATATGTCTCAGCAGTTGAAAAACACTTCTGACAGACAGCTAAGACTATCTAACCTGTTAGTGGCTGGTGATGCAACTGTAGCCTCTGCCACACTAACTGCAACTTCAGCAGAAAGAGCAGATAAAGGTCTTAAATTTGATACTTTAGGTAATCTTGGTGTTTCTACTATTGATATTGATCTGGCACAAGATTATATACTTGGAGCAAAATCATGGTCTATAGAAGATGGTCTTGTTCAATCATATAGTGGAACTGTAGCATCTAATGATTCTTCTGGTGAATATTCTTCAAAAGATTATGCAGTAGGTGATCCTCCAGATGGATCATCTAAAGAATGGGCTACTACTGATACTGTAGCTATTACAGGAGGTCTTTATAGTTCAAAACAATATGCGGCAAATTCATCAACTTCAGCAACAGAAGCAGCGGCTAGTGAAACTGCGGCAAGTGCTTCTGCTGATGCTGTGGCAGTTATGTATGATGCATTCCATGATAAGTTTCTTGGATCAATGGCAGATGGAGCCACTCAAGGGACTAATCCTACTCCTACAGGTACATGGGCAAAAAACTCTTCCACTATCACGGTATCAAGCAAGACAAACATAAAGGTAGGACAGATAGTTGTAGGTACAGGGATTGAAACTTCTCCAGTACCAAATGTAATTTCTATACATCCAAGTGCAAGTACTATAGTTATATCAGATAACATGGCGGCGGCAGGTTCCGGTGTATCTCTTACATTTACTGGACATGGTATTTATG